TATAAATTGATAAAAATGGCAGCTTACGCTGCCACTTCCTTGTTAATTACTTACGCTTGTTAGCCACCAAGACGCGTTACACGATTCGATAAGCTATAAACCGAGGTGCTTAAAGAACTAATAGCGGACGCATTCGCGTCAGCACTTTGTTTAAGCTGCTTGATTTCTTCACCCTGCGCCGTAACAGTGTTTGTGAGCGCTGTCACTTTTGCAGTAAGGTCGGTTACTTGCGCTTGTAATTGTTGGACCGCTGCGTCACTCATCATTAACTCCTTTTGATTCTGAGTGTTTGCGCTTCAACTTCTTTATTGAAGCTCTGTTAAATTGGGGTCTCAATGACCTCAGATTGATTCGCCTACTGGCGTGTTTCAGTGGCAAACTCAATCCCATTCATGGAATCAGGCTTGCTTGAAACTGTTTCCTTTGCATCCAATTTGGCAATTAGCGAAATCCGTGCTTTGTGCCAGCATGAATGACAAAGAGAAATACGTTTATTAAGATCAAGGACGTCGCGTTTGAGATACCAATGCGGCACTCGTAAACGACCATCCATAAACAGGCCCAAAACAATCGTGTTTAGCTTTTCAATGAAAGCTTTACAGCACTTGGCTGAGCCTTCTTTTTTGACCAAAGGAATACCCGGCTGAACAAGCATTACCCCCGTGAAATATTTGTTTTGGACTTCAAAGCATTTGTTCAAATACGCTTCCAAGCGCTGAGACTGTTCATCGCTTAAACCGTCTGTCACGGCAGCGAGGGTGTACATCATCAGGTCAATAGGCGTGCGATCTGTAATGACTGGTTCGAGTTTGCTCTCGCCCATGAAGTGTTCAACGTATAAATCCTCAAGGCGGGCAATCATATGCTCTTGGATCTTCATTCGATCATCGAATGAGTAGGTCTGATTCGATGAATCAAACCCAATCTCACGTTGCCATCCTGTGATGTCACTTTTCAGAAAAATAGCACCGTGCTTTTCCGCGTATGCTTGAGCAAGCGCTGTCTTACCAGTACGGTGACTTCCACAAAGACCAAACATTATTCTGTACCTGTGCTTCCGAAGCCGCCTTCACCGCGTTCAGTTGATGAATCAAATTCATCTACAACAGTCATCGCTAGTTGGAATGTTGGCAAAACAACATATTGAGCAATGCGTTCACCCGGCTTTAATACAAATGGCTTGTCGCCGTTGTTGCGGAGACACGCTTTAATTTCACCTTGATAGTCGCTATCAATAACGCCAGTGCCATTCGCTAAAACAATTCCATGTTTAACGCCTAGCCCTGAACGTGGGTACAGCATGCCCACCAAGTTTTTGTTTTTTAGGTGAATGGCGATGCCAGTTGATACGAGTAATTGTTCTCCCGGATTCAACGTTACTTCAGCGTCAAGGCATGCACGTAGATCCAAACCCGCAGAGCCTTGAGTGGCATATACAGGCGCACCAAACTCACTTAATAAGCGGTCATCTAAAATTTTTACTTCCACTGGAACCATCAGTTAATTTCCTTCTTTACATCTTCAATGGTTAAATTTTGAGGCGCTGTGATTAGCTTGCTTAAAGCTGCGCCAACAGTACGAGCGCGAGCAGCTTCGGCATTTGCTTCATCTTGTTTGAATAAGATTTTTGCTGCTTCTTCGCCGTGATTGTTTGCTTCGCGAAGTTTTTGTTCTTCCAAAGCGCTTAGTTCTTCAACTTGCTTGGTGATATTTCCAATAATCAAGTCGACCGATTTCTGTGGCTGTGGGCTTGACTCATTTGAGCCGAATAACCATTTCCAAAAGCTCATGCTGCTTCCTTAAATTGAAGTTCGATTAATTTTCGATGCTGTACAAAGCCATCGAAATTCCCATGTAGATGTTTGTTTTGCCATTCGCCTTTGAACAACTTCACTAACCACGGATTGCGAATATCTGGTGTGGCTTGGTGTTCAAATGGAGAGGCATGTAGCGGCTCAGAACCCACTAGCTTTTCGCAAAGGCGAATATCCTTTTGGATGTCTGGCGCTTTACCGTCATGCCGCAAGTAGGACACACGACAACAACGAGCCGCCGACACTTGCAACAAAATGTCGGTTGGATACTTTTCGCGTTCTTCATCCAGAATGTACGGAAGGTGCCACTCATTAGGGGCCAATAAGACAGGTATTGATTTTTCTAGCGCAGCCTTCATTAATGCAGTTAAGGCAAAAATGGTTGGGTCCGCATCTTCGTGATGGCGTAGCTCAAAAAAGTTATCGAAGCTTGTCGCTGTTAAAACCACTTCAATAAATTGGAAAGGTTCTAAAATGCGATTAACAACTTGTTTGTGCAGACCAAGATCGTCAGCCATGAAACGTGCGGTATTTACTGCATTTTTAGCAGCTTCCAACCATGCTTCACGCGCAAGCTCCTTTTTGTACTCATTCACCTCTTCCCAAGCTTGCATACCAGCTTGGTTTTTACCCCAATGAACAGGCATTGCCGGATTTGCTTCAACTTGGTTAATCAACTTGATAACAGGGATGGCACGCGAGCTTGAAGCATTGCGACTAAATACGCGGTGGGTCATCACTTCACTGTGAATAAAGCGCGGATAACGCAGCTGAAAGGTAGTAATTCGCTTACCTTCATGGCTGCAAGAATCCGCAATAATTTTGACTTGCATTGTTGGGTAACACTCACTTTTTAAAAAGAGGTGACTAATGCCACCCCTCGTTCTCTGAGCGTTAAAGTATAGTCAGTACTGACTGATCTTTTGGAGTTTATTTTCAGCAAAATAGGCTTATTTTTAGCCAGTTGTTTTATGTTTACGAATAAACAGTTAAAATGAACCATGACATTCGATCGACGCAATGAATTGACATTGGATCGACGTTTGTTAAAGAGGTTAATTACATGAAAAGATTTAGCGAGTTTTTAGCTGAGCGTAAAAACAAATCTAAAAGCGAAAGAATTTTAGAGCTTCAAAGAGTTTTTAAATCAACTCCTGAAGTTAGCGAAGAAGAGAAGGAACGCTTAGTTAAAAGATATTTGTCACAACACGCCAGCATTAAAGAGGCGGTTGAAGTTATGACGTCTTTAAAGCTTTCTCAGGAGTATGCGAAGGTTATGGATGAAATTCATAACGATGTGTTGGCTCGCGCGGCTGTAGCAATGGAGTTAAATGCATCTCCTGCTTCTGAGCGTTTGGTGCGCGGAGTTGCTCGCAGTGTTATTCGTGATCATCACGAGGAACTCGAACGTCTGGCTTATAAGTAATGTATGATCCAGCGCCATTAATTAACGCAACGCTTGTTGAAGCGATTCATAGCGAGATTTTAGACAGCGTAGAAGGAGGCATGAGAGGTCCAACTAATTATGGTCTTCTCGAAAGTGCTTTAAATAGAGTTCAGCAGTATGTTTATTATGACGGTTTGAATGACATTTATGAGATTGCGGCATGGTATGGGATTTCTATTTCCACTCAACATGCATTCTCAGACGGCAATAAGCGAACTGGATTAACCGTAATGTTGACTTACCTTCGTATGCAAGGCGTCTATATCGAGCCTAATCAAGATCTTGATGACATGATGGTTGATATTGTGCAAAGCGCACAATCAACAGAAGATGGAAATCATAAAGAGATTGCTGAGGCTTTAGCTGAGTATCTCTATCAGTATGTTCATCAGTTATAGAAAAGGCGCATTAAGCGCCTTTTCTTTTACCATGCTAACGCACCGCCAGTTTTGTAGTCTGTTACGCGTGTTTCAAAGAAATTCTTTTCGGCTGTATTAGGCTTAGAGAACTCTTCTACCCACGGAAACGGATTTACCACACCAGGATAAGGCACAAATGGCGCTCGAATTTGAGCGGCGCGTTTATTAGCTAAATATTTAATATACAGTTCAATCGCTTCTGGATTGGTAACGCCTTGATGAATATATTGACCCCAACTAATTTCCATTTTGGTAGATTCATCAATGATTTTAGCCGCATCTTCCCAAAATGAAGAAGTAAACACTTCAGGATTTTCAATACGCAATGTTTCAATCATGTTCAAGAACAGATCAAGATGCGTTCCTTCTTCATCACGTTGAATATAGCGAATCATATCCGCAGAACCCAACATCTTACCTTTGAAAGCAAGTAGATAAAATCCTAAGAATCCTGAGAAGAAATACTCGCCCTCAAGCATGACGTTAGAAATGCAAGCAAGGGCAAAACCACGCGCTGAGAACTGATCTCCCAAGATGCGTGATTGACGCAAAATAAACTCGTTTTTCTTCGCCAAAATACCATCGCGTTCAAATGTCATATAGACACTCATTGGGTCCGCTGAGACCGTTTCGATGAGTTTGGCATAAGACTCTACATGGTTGGCTTCCTCCCAAGCTTGACGGGACAAACATATGGCAACTTCCGGTGAGGTCACATGTTTTGCAATATTTTGGTTGATATTGTGAAATTGAATGCCGTCAAGGTTCGATAAAAACGCAAGGCTCTTGTCATACAATCGACGTTCCGCTTCGGTAAGCTTGTCTCGATAGCAAATGCCTTCATTACTCAAGTCGACCACTTCGGGGAACCAATTGTTATCCTTCATGCGTTGATGAATGTCTCTGGCCCATGTGTGTTTCATCGGGCTGATCGCCATAAGGTCATCCTTTGGCCCTAAAATTAAGCGTCGATCATTAATTCGGTTTGCGTATGTCATTTCTTTATTCCATGAAAGAGGGGCGTTAAAAACACCCCTGCATAATAAGTCAGTAGTGACTGACTATATTAACCTAAAATTATTGGCAACTTTCGCAATCAGGCTCGAAAATCGAACACAATTTGGCTTGTTGGTGAGCTTCTGCATCACTCAATGTCGCCCCTTGAGCCACTGCTGATTTCAATGCTTCAATGACGTCATCTTTTGCCGATGCTGAATCTTTGGTAGCTGATTGGCCACGTAGGTAGTAAGTGGTCTTCAAACCCTTGCGGTGAGCTTCGGTGTAAATGAGGTCTAAGTCTCTACCAGTTGTTCCTTGCTTAGCGAACAAGTTAGTTGATTGAGACTGACAGATCCATTTTTGTCGAACAGCTGCGGCTTTAATAATCCATAGCTGATCAACATAGAACGCCTCTTTAAGTAAGTGATAGTTTGTTCCAACATGACGCACCGATGGGTCAATCACTTTGTACACGCCACCTAAGTTCGTTTTATAGAACTGAAGCAGGAATGGCACTTCTGTGCATTGGGTTGTACCGGCAATGTTTGAGATCGTTGCCGTTGGTGCAATTGCCATGATGTTTGAGTTGCGCATGCCTTTCTTGACTTTCTCGCGCAAGGCTTCCCAATCGAAACGACGTGGGCGATCAAAGAAAGGCTTGCCATCTTCCATCTTCTTAGCAGTGTCAATTGGCAAGATGCCTTGTGACCACTTAGAACCTTCAAATGAAGGATATGACCCAAGCTCTTGCGCTAGATCTGCTGAGGCTTCAATTGCAAAGTAAGAAATTGCCTCAAACAATGCGTCTGCTTGTTCAAGATGTTGATCACTTTCAAAATCTACACCTTGTTTTACTAGCCACTCGTAATAACCCATTACACCTAAACCAATTGGGCGGTGACGAAGGTTAGAGAGTTTGGCGCGTTCTGATGGGTAGTAGTTTACGTCAATCACCGAGTCGAGATTTCGGATGGCCAAACGAACTGCTGTACGCAATTTTTCTAATGGATTATCGCCCGACATTACAACGGCTAGGTTGATTGAGCCAAGATTACAAACAGCTGTTTCTTCTTTAGATGTATTTAGCGTGATTTCGGTACACAAGTTACTGTGGTGAATTACCCCCACATGCGACTGAGGGTTACGGCGGTTACTCTCGTCTTTGAATGTAATCCACGGGTGGCCCGTTTCAAACAAGTTAGAAAGAATATGACGCCACACTTTAATTGCAGGCAATTGGAACTCAAATTCACCAAGCGCTTCAAGCTCTTCATAACGGGCTTCAAATTCTTCGCCATACAACTCATGAAGCTCAGGGAATTTATGCGGAGAGAAGAACGACCACATTGCTTCCGGGTCTTCTTTGCGTTTCATTAACAAATCAGGAACCCAAGCGGCAGGGAATACATCATGCGCACGAAGTCGGTCATCACCAGCTTCCTTCTTGAGTTCACAGAAGGACATGAAATCAGGATGCCAAGATTCAAGATAAGGCGCCACAGAACCTTTACGTTTACCGCCTTGATTTACCGCGACAGCTGTATTGTTTTGAACTTTGATGTAAGGCACAACACCGCTAGAGATACCATTTGTACCAATGATGATTTCATTTTCACCACGCACAGGTGTCCAATCTGTGCCGATACCACCAGCAAACTTAGACAATAAAGCTGTTTCTTCAATGGCTCCAAAGATTGAAGCATAACGACTGTCACCAAGTTCGGCTGTGATCGTGTCTGATACTTGGTTTAAGTAACAGCTAGACAACTGAGGGCGTAATGTACCGGCATTGAAAAGCGTTGGTGTTGAAGAGATATAGTTCAAAGTTGAATACATTTCATAGTATTCAAGAGCGCGCGCCGTGCGGTTTTCAGGCTTTTCTTTAATTGCGACACCCATTGCTACACGCATCCAGAAATGTTGCGGCAATTCGATAATTTCACCTGAAGTTTTACCAGTCGCTTTTTCGTACTTAACATCGCGATTTTTGCGAATAAAGTAACGGTCTTTTAGAGTATCTAGTCCTAAATAACCAAACAGCAAATCACGCTCTGGCTTGATTGCGGCATTAATTCTATCTAGGTCGTAGCTTTGCAATAAAGCAGGGTCGAGAAGGTTGCAAGAAACACCCCCCTGAATGTAATCCTTAATGTGAGGATATTTAAAACCACCACCATCGACCTTTCCTTGCTCGCCGCATACAAGTTTGTATAAATCTAAGAGCAATAAGCGAGCCGCTACAAATGAAGCATCTGTCATGGTTGCAGAAGTTAGTTTAGATGCTGCGCTAATTAAAGCTTCTTGAATGTCGCTTGTTTTAATACCGTCATAGATAAGCATAATTGCATTATCAATAACTAATTGAGGTGGCACGTTTGTGTTTTTTGTGGCCCAAATTACCGCTTTCTCAATTTTTTCTTGAGAAAAAGGCTCCGTAGAGCCGTTGCGTTTGGTTACACGGTTGGTCATTTTGTTTCCTTGTTGCGTTACGTTGTGTGGCTTTCGCCACGAGAATTACCAAACAAATGCTTTTGTTCGGGGTTTATCTGAAGCAAGCGGAGCAGCCTTTTCAGGTTCGATTTCGTCGACGCCGATCACCACTGCTGCTTTTCCGTCTTTGACAATGTTTGAGAACAGTGATTTCGCCCAAGCATTCGCCATAGGGTCTATAGAGTCCCATTCATCCATGTAAATCGCCTTTGATGACGGCTTGGCGGGTGTAGAGGTCACCCATACGTCTTTACCTTGTCTTGCTAAGTCCTTTGTGAGCTGATCTATAAGCTTTTGATTGAAGGCAAACCTTCCCATGCTGCGAGGTCTGTGAAGAATCACCATGCCACCCCACCAGTTCGAGGGGTATCTTTTGTGATGCCCACTGATTCATCTGAGGCTTCTTCAAGCTCTTTTTCTAGCTCTTCAGGTGTTTTCTTTGGCGTTATGGGTGGAACGATAATTGAGTCACGTTCAAAATAGCCATCCCATGATTCAGCTTTTTTATTCCGCAACGAGTCATAATCAACTCGACTTACCAACGAAGAAATTGCACTTGCGCTTGCTTTGACTGAAAGGTCTGCCGCACTTACTCTCGATGTGAGATTTGATAAGCTGTTTGTTAGCTCGTTTGCGCCTAATGGAGCAGGGCAGATAACTGGTCGAAAAATCGTTTGCGAATCACATCTTATCGTTACTCTTAGCTCATCCTCCCAGCTCTTGCGAGTGCGAACAACTTCGCTTTGAACCTTAAAGCAATGACAATTCAGGCATTGAGAGGAAATGAAGCCTTCGTTTACCGCTATTTTCATAGCCTTACTTTTGGAGTAACTAAGTGCGGCTTCAATATCTCTTTCGAGGGGGTCTAACCGAACGGTAACACGAGCGGGATTTCCTTCTGCAAAGAGTTTTAGTTTGTCATTGCTCATCTGTTGGTGATCCAAAAACCTAATAAATAAAATATTAAGGCGACAAATCGCCGCCTTAATAGTATAGTCAGTACTGACTGATCTAGTGCCTAATTTTTTAATTTAGTTGGGCATTTTTTAACTGCTTGAGCATCTGAATTGCAGATTTAAACTCGTCGGTGTCCAAACCTGCCTTAATCGCGAAAGTAGCATCTGCCAAATGTTCGTTACTACTTAATGGCTCTAGTACGCCTTTGATTTTTCGCATTGGCCATTTAGCTTCAGGATGAGCATTCATTGCAGCTTCGATCATTTCGCCCTTTGTTGCGGTTTTAATGCCGGTTCCAGCTAATTTTACTTCGGTCGGTGTGACTTGAATTAAAGGAAGCGGACAACTAGACAAAACCCCAATGCAAATACCGTAAGAAACCATTGCTCGCGCTGACTGAGAGCCAACAGGAACTTCGCAAATAGCAAATGAAGCACCCTTACAAGCTTCTTTTAAACCATCATGAAGCGATTTTGCCCGGCGTAAGTCATCACTGTTTTTGCGAACAACTTTTTTAGTTGCCTTGTTCTCTTCAGATTTAATTAAGTTCATGCTCACAACAGAGAATGAAAGATCTGGATCATCCAAATTCACATCGGCAACTACGATTCCGAAATTCTTTAATGATGGGTCAATCCCGATTACGCGTACTGTATTACTCATTTTTTACCACACTGCCACATTGTTTTTTAAACTTTGAATCTTTTGCTCGCGCACACAGCGGAGCTTCTTGATTTCCGCTTTTGCCTCTTGGATTGATTTGATCGCTGGTCTAAATGACAAGCTGTCGAAAACTTCCGTCAGCGTTTCATGCAATCCGTTAAAAAGCTGACGGCCACGATTTATATCAACCATGATTTCTGCAAAATCGGCAGCAAAAGCGGGTCTGAAGCGGAGGTGAATTAAATCAAGGATGTCCTCTTGAACTTTCCAAAAGTCCATTTGCTCAATGAGGCTTTCATTTATGCCAGCCTTAAACAAAAGGAATGATTCTCCACCCAAAAACTCTCGCTGCGTCCAAGAGTCCGTACCGCTTTTATAGATTTTTCGAACCTGAATATTCCCACCCTGAGCCAACATAAACTCGTTAGCAAATGACAGAGGGGAAAATTCAGAGTCGTTAGCATTCATATCAAGTTCAGCATTCATTTGATGCACAACGCCAGAAAGGATTTCCTTCACTTTTGAAGCGAGTTTTGCATCCTCATTTGCGCACAAATTCAAATGCTGCTGAATTAAACTGTCCTCCTTTTCTAGCTGAGCGAGGACTTCATCCTCAATAGCTTCATAGATGTTCACAAATGCTCTCCTTGCAATTAATGTGTGAATTTGTATGCCCTTAACGAAAAACGCGCTAATACGCGCAATCTGTGCGTATTAGCGGTATGTTTAGACGGGATTAAACGAGATTTGCACCGCTCACAGTTGAGTAACCATTTTCCTTAGTGACTACCACAACATCGTCAATCCAATCTCGCAGCTCTGAATGCGACACAACGATCACGGTGCCTCGTTCTCGTGCTTTTCGCTCAAGCACACCCATAAGACGTTCAAGACCTGATTTATCCAATGCATCATCAATTTCGTCACCGATGAACAAACTAATCGGCTTGGTTGCGCGACTAGCAACCAGATCTTGCAGTGCTAAAGCGGTAGCTAAACGAACCTTACGTTTTTCACCGCCGCTCAAACCTTTAAATGACTCTCCGCCCGTATTGTCACGGACATCGATTGTGAATTTTTCTTTAAGCTCTTTTTTGCTGTTAAGCGTCAAGGTCGACCAAACCGCATGAGTGTTGCCGTCAGTAAGTGCGCCGAGATAGTCTTCGGTTCGCTCATTCAAGAACGGCGTAACTGTATCGAGAATATGAGCGCGCACACCTGATGGGCCATAAATCAAAACCGCATGTTCATGTAATTCAACTAACGCTTGCAATTCCTGCACTTCCTGATCAATTGCAGAGTTCTTTGCGATGTAATCCGCAATTTTTGCTTGTTGGTCAGCTTCCATTGCTGAGAATGGATTCGCCTCATTCATTACATCTTTTGCGCGCTTTTTGATTCTTTCAATGTCCTTGAGATTGCGGTCAATCTCAGAGCTTGACGAAGTAAATGCAGCAATTGCGCCTTCAACAGCAGCCTTGTCAGCATAGAGCTTGCGAACGTCCAGCGAATTGTTTTGAAGGAAGTCATTGAGGTTCTTCTCAGCCGCTTCAAATTCAGCTTTCACCTGTTCCATTTCGGCTTTGGCTTTCAGCGCATCTTGTTTTGCAACTTGGGCTTGATTCATTTGAACCGACCGCGCTTGCTGTAAATCACTAGCGCAATATTCTTTACCGCACTGTGTGCAAGGCGTACCAACTAAACCGTCAATGCCTCGAATTTTGGTCGCTAAATTATTTAAATTAGTTTTAAGAGAAGAATAATTATTATTAGTGATGCGGTACTTGATACCCAAGTCATCACGGATCTGAGTTAATTTCTTTGCCTCATTAACTAAATCTTCCGCTTTACTAATCGCGGTTTCAATACTTTGTTTCTCGGCATTGAGAGCGTTAATGTCGGTATTGCCCATTTGGACTTTGATGTCTTCAATAGCCTTCTTCAGCGGTAACGCTTCGCTCAACACAGCTCTAGCGCGTGACTCTTTTGTGTCGTCAAACTGCTTTAATTTCGCTTGTGTCTCAGCCAGTTGACTCTGCATGGTCGCAAGTACCGTCGCAAAATTATCGCGTATTGTGAGCTTATTTGAGAGCTTCGCTTTAACTTCGGCTAACTTACGTTTTGCAATGGTGTGCGCTTGCTCTAAAACCTGAATGCCAGCCGCCTCTTCAATTAAGACTTTCAGGTTTTTATCCGTAAGGGCGGGGAGGTTTGGCATCATTTCCTGACCCGCATATACGGATGACATAAAGACATCTAGCGTAGAACCAACAATATCAACTACAAGCTCCTGAGTTTCTTTATCAGTGCCTTTCGTGATGTTGCCATTAGGTAACTCATTGCCGTAAATATCGGTTTTTAAGACAATCAGCGCGTTTTTGTGTGTCGCATGTTTGCGGTGACGAGCGATTTTGTAACACTGTCCATTGTCATGAATCGTGAGTTCGACCGCACAATCCTTTTTGGCCGTCTTATTAATGACTAAATCTCCTGTAACGTCTCTTGCGGTAGTTCCGTAGAGGCACCAACATAAAGCGTCAACAATGGATGACTTACCTGAACCATTTGAGTCTGCGGATGAGTTGTCTTTGTTTTCACCTTGCACCAACAATAATCCACGATTAGCTAAATCAAGACGGGCTTCGCCAATCGTTAAGAAGTTATTAATCTTGAGTGTTAAAAATTCCATTACTCAGCAACCTCCATGCGCGCTTCTGTCAAAATTGATTGGCACAGCGCATCAAGTTGAGGGCTGTTTAACGGCGAGTTAGTAATAAATTGAGTTACGGACGACTCAATTGACGCGCCAGCTTTTACCGCTGCGTTTGCACGTTGAACGTCTGCAACTGGTTTGGACGCAATGATCGTCACACCTTGAGCGCCAATATCTGTAAGGTATTTGCGGAACTGCTCAATTTCGATTTGTTTAACGATCTTGATTTTTGCGCGGACATAGTTACCAGGCACAACAGCTTGAATGTCTAATTCATCCATTGAGCCATCAATTTCAACAAAGGCAGGTAAATGGGATTTGTACCAACGCACATCGGTGTTATTTACAACTAAGAATCCTGCTTTATGGCCAACGTCAGACCATGTGTAGTGAGCCAATGCACCTACCGAATAAACAGTTTCGCTAAGTTGTTTGTGATGATGGTAGTGACCGCTAAATACGAGCTTAAATCCATATTGCTCAAGATCACTTGCGGTAAGTCCATGCTCAGGTAATCCCGCAATAACGCCGTCTACAGGCGCATGAATCATTAACGTCCAATCACTTATGCTTTCCATAGAGCGCAAAGGCGGAGGGGATGGCATTGATTCGATGTGCTTTTTAGCCTTTTCTATCTCGTCTTTAAGCCCTTTTACGCTTTCAATCCACGGTATCATCACAACACGATCATCATTGAAGAAAGTAGGCTTATTAACGATTTGACAACCGATACCTTCTAATGCTGTTACTGCAGAGCCGGTGCGTGTGACATGACGATCTTCAAGATCATGGTTGCCAGCTAATATACGAATGATAAAACCTTCTTCAATCAATTGGCGGTAAACATCAAGCGTAGGGTTTAGTACTGAGGGCGCAATCTGCCCGCGCACATGAAATAAATCACCTGTGTGATAAATAGTGTTGCCGCCTGCGCTTTTAACTTCTGCTGCAAGACGGCGAACTTCGTTTAAACACCCTTCTAAACGGTTATTGATACCGTTAGCAGTAGTGTGTGAAAACGCACTCCAATTATGGTGATGCGAATCTGACTGAATGCCATAAGGTTTCATAGATATAGTTTCCACAAAATTGTGTGATAATTATAGACATAAATAAGTCAGTACTGACTGATTATTTTGCCATATAAAAATGATGGTTGCCTATTTGACCAACATATTTGAGTTGTTTTTCCCAGCCTCGCTTACGATGTGAGCAAAAATGAGTAACACCGCTGTACCGTACTGGAACTGAAAATCGACCATTTAAGGCTTGTTCTGCAATTCGTTTTGAATCTTCCCAAGCTTCTTTTTCTTTTGGCTTTCCGCTGCTGTTGAGCGTTCTACCGCTTACCTTACTTGCAGTCCATGAGAATTGATGTTTTCTAAGGACTTCCTGACAAATTTTACTATTGTCGCCTTCAGCGCGGTTAAGGGTGGTAATTGCAACTAACTCTTTGCCTAGCTTTGGTTCACCTCGTGCTTCGTGGTAAATGTTCAAAGCTAGGCATGTCAGCGCGGATGTCAAAATCATTATGGTCGAACTCCTTGTCGTATTTTCTTCACAGCTGAAAGCCAATTTTTCTCGGCTCTATGGCAAGAAGGAGAAACAGGAGCGGGGAGAGAAAAGCCCGTTTTTGGGTCTTTCAAGACAACGTGACCGCCTTTACTTTGGCGATATGTCCAACCTTCCTTAATTAAGGCTTTAGCTGCTCGGTCAATCGTGCGATTGTTAGAAATGTTCATATCTTTAAACTCTTTGTTTGTTTCAGATATGAACATTTTAAAAGTAAGTCATTGGTGACTGAATAATAGGCTACTTAATTTTGAGTGATTTTTCAAGATTGCCGTGAAAACGCTCTGAATTGATCATGAATTTGTTCATGTTTAAACGTTTGTACAAGCCTTTTGATGTGCTGTGTGGTTCGCAGTTCTCGAGAAAGTGGCTTAAAGGGGTGAGGTAGTAAGTGCATTTCTTGTTTACGCGGTGAACTACCCCAATTGCATCAATTGAGTTGTTAATACAATGACTGATGATAATAGGTTCAAAAAGCCATGAGTTGGTCTTTAAATCAATATTGCGATTCTTAGCTCCTGATCTCATGGCCAAGTAGATAGATTTGCCGCCTTGCGTGTAAACCATGCCGACTTGTTTGCCGTTGATTGAGTGTGGTTTTCTCATGAAAATAACCCCCAATTAGGATTTGTTCTTTTTGAATAATTAGGATTTGTTCTTTTTGGATTTGGAACTTCGGGTTGATCTACACTTTCTTTGGTGAGCGCAAAATACGCCCCAAGAAAGCACAGCACTTCTCTGGCTTTTGAGCCACCAACAGCCCCTTCTATCTTTCCAATCAGCTCTCCCGCTCTAAACGAGTTATTAAAAAATACAGTGTACTCCTCGCGTTCACATTTATGATGAGTGGCATCATTGTGTTCGCGCATGTAGGTGTGAATTTCATCAAGGGCATAGCTGTACAGCTCCCCAACATTGAAATGCTCTTCATCATTGGATAATTTCACTTCGGGTCGCTGAGAGCCTAATTCTGGTACGTCTCGACGCGTGTGACCTTTGACATAAGCCATCTTAGTTCTGTCTAACGTGGAGATAATCATTAGACGGCTGTTTTCATACTCGTTTCTAAATCGGTATTCTAAGACGCTTAGCTCAGCATTTAGATTCGGGATGTATTTCATGACCAAGCTCCCCAATTTGGATTGTTGCGTTTCGGAACGGGTGGATCTCGAAAGAACTTCAAAACCGCATTTTTATAATAAAAACCAACTGTTCTAGTTAGTTTCGTCTCTAACATACACATTTGACTGTCATCGTTAAAATAAAGAGGCGATGCCCACCAAATATATTCGGCCTTTCCAGCTACATCTCTTTTGACTTCCTCAATGAAAGTCTTTCCATTGGCGAACAGCTCTTCTTTATCTGTGTTTTCAGATGTTAAAAGGATTGTTTCCATTGGAGGCGCATGTGGTTCTCGCCAATTATAGAGACCCTTCAAAAAAGCCATTTTGGTTTCATTTGCATTGCTTAAAAACATTAAACGGTAAACATAATTGCCTTGTTGAAAAAGATGCTCAACAACGTTTAGATCTGGCTCTAACTGTTCTTCTAACATTATGCCCAGCTCCCCCATTTGCCTTTGTAGCGTTCCGCTCGCTCGCGATCTGCGCGAGCTTTCATTTCTTTTCTAATCGCTTCCTGTTTTGCGGCTTCTTGAGCTTCTTTATGATATTTGTCGAAAATTTCTTTGGCTTCTAGCTTTGTGTAGACGGTAACTGGATATCTTTTCTTTAACTCCGGCACTTCAAAAACAATTAAGTCGATAATTGCGTTGACGGTTTCGTCAAATGTACTTGCCAAACCACCAAACTTACCCGCTCGAAATTTTCTCAACCACAATAAGTAATCAACACCTTCAAAATCGGAGTCATTCTGAAGCATGAGAATAAGTTCAGCCGGTGTTCGCCCTTTGTATTTCCCTTCAGGAAACTTCTCATCAAATTTTATAGTCACTCTATTCGCCTTAAATAAATAACTGTTGATTTCTTCATTGCGCTTGCGATGTGTGGCCCGTAAAGCTTTAAGGTTAATTTATATAAGCGCTCTGCGCTTCTGCATTTGTCTTCGCTGTCAATTTCGGTGTGATTATCAGCACCGTAATAAGCGCATAGCTCGCCAAGCTTCCCGACAATTACACGATCAACAATCGCTAAACCTTCGATCATTTTAGTTTTTGAATTTTGGAGATACACTCGATCACCAGCGGCAAGTTTCTTTGACCATGTAACCCCCAAACGAATTGTATTGAAGTGATCATCCATGCCTTGTAGTGGTGGTACAAAATCCAAAACATAATGTTTCATAAGCAAAACCGCCCTAATAAAAATGTTATTCACACTTTTAGTTTAGGGCGGTCTAACTATTACTCCTGAGAATTATTTATCGGACTTGGGTAAGAAAGCTTTTAACTGCTCCATGCCATTAGGTTCTGCGTTTAACTTGGCTACAAGCTCTTTGACAAAGTACTTCTTGCCATCTGTCCATGTAACACGAGGCTTGTTGTATTCAATCCAACCGCGCTTAATTAAATGATCAAGCATAGCGGCGATATGATCGAAGTAAGCCACATCAAATTCGTTGTACATCATGCGTAAATTGCACTCTTGGAACGGTCGAGTGAATTTTGTTTTGACGCATTGAACGGTAATGTTTTGGCCCACAAATTCCTTTTCACCAACTTCGTCTTTGTCCATGATTTTTTGACGACCTAAAGCCAAGCGTGCAGAAGCGTAAAACTCCATTGCTTTTCCGCCTGGTGTGCAGTTGTGAACAATGAAGCCATTGTCTTTGTTGCCCGCAAGGAAGTTGTGATTGCCCTCAATGGTAATGTCATACATGCGGGTGTCTAACTTCTTACCGCCTTCGCGAACCTCTGTGACGACAGCATAGGCGGTTTTGTGCTTATGAGTAACAAGGTGATAGCCAACCTTCACATCCTCTGCGTTAATCCAGCCACACTCGCGAGTAAGAATTTTGTGATCGTTTGTTGCTGTAACCGCAGATACGCCATTCTTCGTTTCAGGTGTAGTTGCTCGAATGTGAATCCAACGCTTGTCGGTATCAGCGATAGAGCCATTGTCATGCCAATCAACGATAAATTTAGGCTCAATTTCACCTGTTGTTTCGTTGTATGACCACACTTCCTTGTTGATCTTGTTCTTAACGATTTCCTTGATTGTTGCAGTTGTGCCATCAACAAAGGGAATTTGAACGTCACCACGTAAACAGCGAGGATCACCAAACATAACACCCGGCTTTAAGCGCATTTGGTTGAGATATACGAATGTCGCGCTAAACTCTTCAGCTCGGTGACTCATGGTTTTTAACGTAGAAGACGTTACACGAGCCAGCGCCGTAGTGTCATTCATGGTGTATTCATCAATTTCTTTGCCAGCTTGCGATTTAGGTAATGCAGCAGCAATAGAGTCAAATACAACTAAAATTGGCGCATCATCAGGAATAGCTTTAGATGCACGAATTAACTGGCACGCTTTAGCGGCAAGTGTGTTTCCTTCCTCCCATGTTGCAGGCTTCGCGTAAATCCAATATGGACGCTGTGTGTTAAGACCGAACCCTTCAGCCAAACGAACATCGAAAGAGCGTTCCCAGTCAATGAAGATTGCACAGCCACCCATTTTCTGAGCGCGAACCATCCATTCAGTAGCGTCAGCAGTTTTACCAGTAGATGATTCGCCAAATACTTCAACCATTCGACCAAATGGCAAACCGCCTTCGTAGCTTCCTGAAATAATGCGGTTTAATTCAGGGTTGCCCGTATCAATCCAACGAGTGACCGCTTGTTCTGCATGGTTATCACCGATTGCTTTGAATAATGCGTCATTTAGTGCGTCGATTTGTGCTTGTGCTGTCATGTCTTTAATCTCAATTAGTTTGTGTCGGTAATGCTTGTTTGAACGGTTGAACAAAGTTATCAATTACGTTCAAAATGGATGCGAAGTTCAGCTCCGCGCATATGTCAATGAACTTGTCTAAGTCAAAGTTGCCTTTGTCTATTTCAAGGTGTTGCTTCTCTAAAGGATGTGGGTTGATCAGCTGCATGATTTTCATATTTCGAATGAAGATCGAACGACCTTGACCGATATATGCGTCCATGTGTTTTTTCAGCTGTTTCTTGTGTTCCTTCTCGTTCTCTTCGTCACTTAGAGAGTCGTCACGTTGATAATGGAATAAGTTTTTCCATTGCTCTTTCGTGTAGGGAGAAGTGCCTTTCCACAATGAGCGTTGAGCTTTATTGGCTGGTTTAATTTCGCCACTTTCGCAACGTTGAATGAATTTACCAACCGAACCATGTTCAGCTAGAAATAACGGCGCTGTTGCTTCACCAATACCGCCAACTCCCGGTATGCAGTCAGAAGAATCGCCTTGAAGAGCTTTGCCCTCCAAAAACGCTAGTGGAGTTTTATAGCCAGTCTTTTCAACAAAATTTTCAAAGGTAATAACCTTCTCATTTCGTTTGTCACGCAAATCTTGCCAACGCACACCACGACGTATGAGTTGCACCCAATCTACGTCGCCTGACGCAAGTAAGATTTCTTGATCTGGATTTTTCATGATTTGCTTTACTAAGATTCCAGCTAAGTCATCAGCTTCATGAATGTATGAAAGAATCTGCGTAATGCCTAAAGCAGATAGAGCCGCTTTGATAAACGGTAACTGCGCTTTGTAAGCTTCTTTATCAGCGACCTTTTCAGGTGTATCAGCAACGCGCTTAATTTTGTATTCAGGGCACATATCAAAGCGAAATTGAGCTTTTCCATCCCATAGCACATAGATTGTTGCTAACGGGTTGCGGATGCGTAATTCGCGCACTGTACGAAGAAAACCGTACACTGCCTGAGTTTGCATAACACCCGAATGCAGTTTTGTAGCGTGATGAGCTGCGTAACCAATAGAGTTCGCATCAATTAAAATCGTTAAATGTGGCATATTTGATACCCTCTGACGAAGAAGCCACCTTGCGGCGGCTTCTTGTTGATTAACCGTTAAACTGGAATATCGAGGTCTAATAACGCTTCTAAATCAGTGTTAAGGTTGATCGGGGCATGCTCAACCGTTTGAGGTTGTGCAGGCTGAGTAACTTCGGTATACGAAATTTCCTCTGCGGTCTGTTGATATGCAGGTTGCGCAGCGCCGCCAGCAGCTAAGCCAATTGCAGCAGGTGCAGTACGAGGCGTATCGTTGCTTTGAGCGGGCGGTAACAAACCTACAACTTGTTGAACGTGTCCTAACGAGCGTTGTAAACGTTCGTCATTTTCTTGAGAAACATATTCATCAAGATTGTTAAGTTTTTCGTAAACTTGTGGAGGAACTGGTTTGGTTTCGGCATCTGGTAAAACAGTGTATTTGGTGTTCATACCTGAGCCGTTTCGGTTAATCACAATGACTTGTGAACCGTTAGGATCAAATAAACGCGCACCCCATTTAGCCAATACATCAAAGATTGCGCTAAATACTGTTTTAGGCACTTCTAAGATTTGCGGATCGTTTGGACGGTCAGAATCTAAAGCCAAAACGTTCATTAAATAAGTTTGGCGTGAACCACACTCTTTTAATGCTTCGACTTGAGCTTCTGTTGTAGCTATGTTAGCAGCTTGTTTTAAAGCGCCACAGATCGGGCAATCCTTGCCAAATGTCTTATCTAAACAAACATAAGTAGACTGTAGATCACCGTTTGCATCTTTAATAAAGTGCATACCGAAATCGTGGAACCACACGTCTTGCTTACCTTGCTTCCAACCCCACCCCGGAAGTAATACATAACGATTCGACCCATCTTTAGGTTTGAGAGTTTTCTCACGCGAGCGAATAGCGTTTTGCTTATTTGCTGCGGTTTCCATTAATTTAGCTGGGTCTAAAACGAATTGAGTCATGTTACAATTTCCTTGAGTAGCTTTGCGTTGATTGCTTTGTTGCTTTGAGACTTGTTAAAACTTGCGAATCGCTTCATTTCGACGTGCTGCGATTCGCTTGTTTTAACGGTTGATAGTATAGTCAGTACTGACTGATCTTTTCAATAAGAATTATTGGGTATATGTACGATTTAATGAGCGAGCAGCGTTTTCAACCGCGGCCATCGAATCGTCATTATGATTATCTTGATTTAATATCCGCATCTGACCTTGTAGCTCGGCGCGCAAACTAGATCCGCGTTGAATTAACATGTCACGACGATGTACAAGCGCAAACACATTTCCCTTATGGATGTTGGCGTATTGCGTTGCCGTAGCATGTACGTCATAAGCCAGTTCCCATGTTGGGTCTCTGCGAATATAAGCGTCAATGAGACGTTCAGTAGGCTTTTCACCTGCTTTAATAAGTGATTTACGGTACACCTGAAACAACGTAGCTTCTACATGTTCGAGCTGTCGCTTCGCCAGTGCTTGCTGATGATCTGCGAGAGCTTGTTGAGCTGACCAGTAAGCCATTAATGAAGGTTGAGCTGTCATACATTGGTCAATTGTGACATCGGAAATCGCTGTTTCTATCTGAAATGCGTGTACATCCGGCTTGTATTTCAGGTTTTCTAATGTGATACCTAATTTTCCGACATATCCCGTTGCTCGCTTTTGTTGAGCCATTGCTGATGTTTGTTGCGCAGGGCTTGGAGCAGCTTGCTCAGCAATAGGTTGAGGATTTTTAGGAGCAGTTGCGATAGGTGGTACGACGCTAGTATTAGCAGGAGCGGCGGATGGAGTAGAAGCGGTCGTAGCAAATATTTGATCAACAACTTTTTGATCTGCATCATTGTCCACCCTTTCTGGAACTGGCGGTTGTAACGTAGTCTGCTGTTGTGGTGGGGGTGTTTGAGTCTCTGGTTCTAATTCAACTTTTCCTTCAGCGTGTTTAAGCATTCCACCAACATTAAAATTGGCGAACATAGCTTGAGGTGTTGATGCAACAGGGGTTGGCTCAGGAGTAATAACTTGCTGCACTGGCGGCTCAGGTACCGCTTGAGGCTGTGGAGAAGGGGCGGTCACTG